GCCGCCGCCGTGACGAGTATCGTGACGGTATGCTTCGCATTCCACTTAAATCGGATTCACCTGGACCATGATTACCCCATCACTTTCCACCAATGCGGGCAGCGTCTTTGTCCAAACCACGCAATCGCGTGGCTGGACTCCAGAGGAACTGGCCAACCGCGCCGCTGACAAAATCATCTATGTAGGTGATCAGTCGCACCCTTCGGTGCAGGCCCAGGCAAGAGTTTTTAAAGAGAACGTCAAGCAAGTCGTGGCGTTTTACCTGAGAGAGGCGGTTGAACAGGACCGAGCAACTATCGCCCTGCGCCTGCGCGAGGCGGGTCACCCCAACTTGGTTCATTTGTTAGGAGATTAAAAATGGCATTTTCAGGCAATTTCATGTGCACCAGTTTCAAAGTGGAGTTGATGAAAGGTGTACACAATTTCACAACCAGCACGGGCAACACGTTCAAGCTGGCTTTGTACGACAACAGTGCATCGTTCACTGCAGCAACGACCGCCTACACGGCCACCAACGAGGTGGCTGCATCGGGCACGTATGCAGCGGGCGGCGGTTCGTTGACCAACGTCACGCCCACGTCCACGGGAACTACTGCGTTCACGGACTTTGCTGACTTGTCGTTTACCAGTGCGACTATTACGGCCTTTGGCGCGTTAATTTACAACGACACGGCTGCGGGCGACCCCACTGTTTGCGTTTTGGACTTTGGCGGTGCAAAGACATCTACCAGCGGCACGTTTACGATTATTTTCCCAACTGCTGACGCAACCAATGCCATCATCCGCATTGCCTGATGAGGAGCGGATGTGGCTGACGTCATTGTTGCCTTCCAAGGCTGGAATGCATCTGGCGTAGGCTGGGGGGACGATCCCTGGGGCGAGAGCCTTGCTGATCTTCCCACGGGAACGGGCGCGGTTGGCTCTGTCACAGTAACGGGCGAGGCGGCTGTTGCAGTAACAGGGCTGTCGGCCACGGGGTCAGTGGGCAGTGTTACGGTTACCGCAAGTGCGGAAGTCAGTGTTACTGGGGTAGGCGCAACGGGGCAGGTTAACCAGGTTACCGTAAGTGGTGACTCCAACGTACTGGTTACCGGAGTGCAAGGCGTCACGGCCTTGGGCAATGTAACGGTGGCGACAGAGACAATCGTGTTGGTCACTGGTGTGCAGGCGGTTGGCCAGGTAGGATCGGTCGGCCATGCGGCGGATGCCAACGTCTCCGTTACTGGTGTTGCGGGAACAGTGGCCATTGGTACGGTGGTGGTTAATGCAGGCGCTAGTGCCCCTGTCACAGGTTTGCAGGCCGTGGTATCGGTAGGCAGTGTCACAACGGCGGCTAATGCAAGTGTTTTTTTGACCGGTGTTTTAGCGCTGGGCCAGGTCGGGTCGGTAACTTTGTGGAGCACAGTAGATGACAATCAGACGCCTAACTGGCAAAATGTGGATGATTCACAGTCAGGTAATTGGGTCGTTGTCAATGACGGAAATACAGTGATTTGGACGCAGGTCCTAACGTAAAGGAAGAAACATGGCAAGTACCTATTCAGACCTTAAATTTGAGCTGATTGGCACGGGAGAGCAGTCAGGCACTTGGGGCACCACGACCAACGACAACATTGGCACGGCCATTGAGCAGGCTATCACGGGGTTTGGCAATCCAGTCTTTACAACAGATGCCAACCTGACTATCAGCTTGACCAACACCGTTGCTCTACAGACAGCGCGGGCCTTGGTCCTTAACGCTACGTCTTCGGGCAGCCTGACGGCCACCCGTGAGCTGATAGTTCCGACCATCGAGAAGCAGTACATCGTTCAGAACAACACCACAGGCGGTCAAAGCATTACCGTGAAGACCTCCGCAGGCACGGGCATTACCGTGACCAATGGACGCAAAGCGCACCTGTATGTAGACGGCACCAACGTCATCCAGATGTTTGACTTTGTCGACATCAACGGTGGCACGATTGATGGCACGCCAGTTGGGGCTGCATCAGCCTCCACCGGCGCGTTCACCACGCTCAACGCCTCTGGTGCAACCACTTTGGACGGCACTGTTGCCCTAGGCAACGCTTCGGGTGACTTGATCACTGTGCCTGGCACGGTGAATAGCAATCTGGTGTTTACTGACAACAGCTTTGACATTGGCGCATCAGGGGCCACGCGCCCCCGCAACCTATTCCTGGCGGGTGCTGCCACCGTCGCCGGAAATCTGTCTGTTGGCGGCACGCTGACGCTCACAGGCGGCGTGAACTTGAACGGCAACGTGACTGTCGGCGATTCCTCTGCTGACACGTTGACCATCAACAGCACGATCACCAGCAACCTGATCTTCACCGACAACACCTACGACATCGGTGCGTCGGGCGCTACGCGCCCTCGCAACCTGTTCTTGGCTGGCGCTGCCACCATTGGCGGCGCTCAGACGCTGACCGGAGCGTTGACTGTGGACAGCACGACTGACTCCACCAGCACGACCACTGGCTCGATCCAGACGGACGGCGGCGTGGGCATTGCCAAGGCTTTGTTTGTGGGCACCACCACCAACCTGGCCGGGGCCCTGACTTACGGCGGCGTGACCCTAAGCAACGCCGTCACGGGCACGGGCAACATGGTACTGAGCAACAGCCCTACCCTGGTGACGCCCGCCCTGGGCACTCCTGCAAGCGGCGTAGTCACCAACTTGACCGGCACAGCCTCTATCAACATCAACGGTACGGTGGGCGCAACAACCCCCGCAGTAGCCACAGTTACCACCCTGACGGCCACCGCAGACTCGTCGTTTACGTCCACTGGTGCGGTAATCGTCAGCAAGGGGACAACGGGCCAGCGCCCCGGCACTCCTGTATCGGGCATGTTCCGGTTTAATACCACGACCGCTGAGTTTGAGGGTTACA